ATTTGATGGGAGCCATGGCTAATGACAGGAGAGTGGCAGCGTTACAACCAGATGTTTATTCTTCTAAGATGGAAAACGGTATGATGGTTGAAGAGGATATGGTAATTCCAAAGTTATCAGAAGCAATCTTGCCAACCTATGGCATTGAAACTCCACTGTCAAAAAGACAGAACGCTATGTTAAAAAGAAACTCAGTAAGCCCACGTCTAGCAAACCCACAAATGAAAGGCTTAATAAACAGAGCCTTAGTTCAGCGGTTATCAAACGAGCAAAGATAGTGGTATTAGATAAAGATAAACGAGCTGATTACAACCAAGAGTTGTATCGAAGATGGAGAGATTCCCGTAAAAGCTGGGATACAGACTCTCGTTATGATATAGACTTCTTTCACGGCAACCATTATACAACAGATGAAGTAGATGAGTTGCAATCCAGAAACCAAGCCGATGTGCCAATGGACCGTATTGGCCCCGCCATTGAAAAGTTCAAAGCAGTATTGACCGCACGTTCTCCTGCTTTTACTATGACCCCAAGAGAGGATTCAGATGTAAAGATAGCTTCTTTATGGAGAACTATTATGGGATATGTATGGGGCAACTCAGATGGAGATTGGCAACTTAAACAAGCCATACATGACTATGCTACTACTGGTATAGGATATTTGTATGCGTATATAGACCCTGAATCTGATTTTGGTAGAGGTGACGTAAAGTTCACTTATGTAAACCCCTTTCGTGTGTATACCTCTCCGAACACCCGCAATCGATGGTTTGATGATGCCGAAGGTATTATCTTGTCAACCATTCTCACTGGTGAGCAAATCGTCAACCTCTACCCAGAATTAGGAGACCAAAAAAACCCAGAAACAGGCAAGACTGAAGGTGGGTTAATTCAAGACCTTGATACTTTTATAGAAGAAGATTACCCAGATGGTGTTAATAGTAACGGAAAAAAAATATTTACACCAGCAGAAGTAAAAGACCTAGACTACTATGAGAGACAAAAGTATCAAATATTAGAAAGATTTTATAAGGTTAAAGTTACTTTCTATAGAATAATCGATATGCAAACTGGAGAAGAAGTAATCCTTAGTGAACCAGAGTATAATGAGTTCGTAGATAATAACAGAGAACAGATGGAAGCAGGACAATATGAGGTGATTCCTGTAATGCAAACTAGAGTAAAGGTATGCGCTAGTATTGGTCAAATAGTATTATATGAAACTATATTGAATACAGACAAATACCCAGTAGTTCCTATACCAAACATTTTTACAGAAAGCCCCTACCCTAAGTCTGATGTATCTAGGGCTAGGCCAATGCAAAGACTATTAAATAAATTATGGTCATTGGCATTGTCACACGCTCAAGCTTCTGGCGGATTAAAATTATTAGTACCATTAGGAAGTGTAGAAGATATTGGACAATTAGAAAGGGATTGGGCAAATCCAAATGCAGTTATTGAAGTAGACAGTACACAAGGAGAACCGCATTTCCCAGCTCCACAAGCTTTGTCTTCTGAGTTTTATAGATTGATACAGCAATGTGAGTTCTATATAGACTTTACATTTGGACTTCCCGAAATGATGCACGGCTTTGCAGATAAAGCTCCAGAGACAGTAAGGGCAACAGAACGTATGATATCACTAGGGTCAGAAAGACCAAAGTCAAAACTAAGAGATATTGAGTTTAGTTTGAATCGTTTAGGTCAGGTATTGTACAATCTATCAAAAGGACATTATACATATAAAAAGATTTTTAGGTTAAGTGAAGCCAATAATGATATCACGGAAGCGACAGTGAATATGTACGACAAGAAAGCTGGCGCAATATTAGATATTAAAAAAGAAAAACATAATTTAGCACAGCACGATGTAAGGATAGAGCCAGGCTCTACTTTGCCCACTAATAAATACGCAGAACTAGGAGTATACATGGAAGCGTTTAGAATGGGCATTGTAGATAAGACAGAAGTTCTTAAAAAGAACCCTGAGATATTTGACAAGGAAGGCGTTATGAGAAGAACAGAAGAGAAAGCTCTATTACAAAGACAAGTGCAAGCAATGACAGAGCAAATAAAGAATTTGGAGGGCGACCTCCAGACTGCCCAAAGGGAATCCGTAAGTGATAGGAAGAGAGTCGAGGTTGAGAAATTCAAATCTAGATTGTCTGATATCTCTTCGGATGCCAAAGCTGATAGACGAGTTCAGTTAAACAACCTACAAACAAAGGTGAAGCTCGAAGCGGAGAAATTAGCGAATGTTAGAAAAGACGCTAGTTCTGCTCCAGAGGCTTAGAGACATCTGAAAGGAACAAGTATGGAAAATGCACAAGCAGAAGCCACAACCGCTGATGGATTAGTGGATAATGGCGCTGATATAGTACAAGAAGTAAGAGAAGAAGCTAACGCTCAGTACGAGCAACAAGCCGAACAACCAAACCAGGAAGCAGTAGACTATAGTGCTCCAGAGGTCAACGTTGAGAGTGAAACTACCCCAGCAAATGAATGGGAAGTAGAAGCTCGCAAGTTTCAATCTATGTATGATAAATCTCAATCAGAGAATGATAGATTGCGCAAACTAGAACCTGTTGGAGAGTTGCTAGAGTCAAGACCTGACCTGGTAAACTTACTTCAAGAAAATATCAACGGTACCCCACAACCACAACAGCAACAACAGCAACAAGGTCAACCGGCATTAAAACCGGAAGACTTCAACCCTTGGGATGCGTATTACAATGCGGAGTCACCTTCTTTTAAGTTCAGGTTGAATCAAGAGATGCAACTTGCCAAAGACGTAGTAGACAATGCGATGTCGCAACAAAAAAGACAGATGCAGGAAGAGATAACCTACAACAACACAGTGAATGAATTAAGAAACACTTATAAATTTTCGGATGGAGACGTTCAAGAGTTTATGGGCTTTGTTACTCAACCCAAAGAATCTGTGGGGCTATCAAATCTTGTTAAGCTATTCAGAGACGTAAAAAACAAAGGTAACGCTCCGGAGACAGCTCAAGCAGTACAAAATGCCCAACAACAACCCAGGACAGCTGGTGTACTACAAGGAGGAGCACCTAGCTCGCCAAAGAGTACAGAGAGTCAAGTGTGGGATAATATTGTAAATGCTGGGAGTCGAAATAGCGTCCTTTAATTAATAATATAATGGAAGGAATGACGAATGTCAACATTTAACAATCCTCATCCGCTTAAGGTTGGAGACCCCGGTGCAGTAATCGATAGCACGATTCCTTCGAGACGACTGTTTAACTTTAGTGATAGAGTAGCAGACCTCGCTCCAGAAGAATCACCGTTTTTCGTATACTTATCCAAGGTTGCCAAAGTTGCAACGGATGACCCTCAGTTCAGATGGCTAAAAGATAGAAACAAAATCGATATGACCGATAGAAGTTTCCGTCTTGCAGCTGCACATACAGTTCCTGCTGCTGGCAGTACATTAACTTATACTGTTGAAACAGCTGGAACCACTCAAGGCTCAGTAGATTTTCTTATTAAAGGAATGGTACTAGCTGTAGGTGAAACCAACGCTTCAACTAACGAACCAGAAACTGCAATTGTAAGAGTAGAAAGTACCCCAGTAGATACTGGCAGTACGAGTACATTTACTGGTCGTACCATTTCAGCTGCTACCGGTTCAACAACAGCAGCGGCTGACCAGACTCTAGTTACTGTTATCGGTAGTGCATTTGAAGAAGGAACTGGCTCGCCAGACTCTTTCTCTAAGCACTTAGATAATGGAGTAGGGTACTGTCAAATATTCAAAACTTCTTGTGAGCTAACTAACACAGCAAGAGCTACTGTATATCGTGGATATGCTAGTGAATTTGACAGAATCTGGAACTTAAAACTACGTGAGCACAAAGTTGACATTGAAAGAGCAATGCTTTTTGGTCAAGGTGGCGTAGTAAATGGTATCTCATACTCAGATGGTATCGTTGGTAGTATTGTAAAGAACTCTCAATCACAGATTAAAGATAATGCACAGTTGGACTATACGGAAGACAAGTCATTTTTCTCTACTCGTAGTGATGCTCAGTTCACTTATGATGCTTTACTAGCAGACCTTGAAGTGGTATTTGACCCTGCTCGTGGTGGAGCTGGCGCTAAATTAGCGTTATGTTCACTACCTGTAGTTACTTTCTTTAACAAGATGGCAAGTTCTTCAACATTCTTATCATCCGTACACTCAGCTGCTAACCCTCTTATGTCTCAAGAGAAAGGTTCTTTTGGACATAAAGTAGTTAAGGTTGAGACCATTCATGGTGACTTGACTCTAGTAAAAGAACCTCTATTCAGAGGTTTTGCTGCTGGATTCATGTGTATGGTTGACTTAGACCAAGTTGCATACAGACCTCTTGTTGGTAATGGTGTTAACAGAGACACGCACATTATGACTAATGTACAGTCTGCTGATGAAGACCTACGTAAAGATATGGTATTGACTGAAGCTGGTTTAGAAGTTTCTTTACCAGAAGCACACGCATTGTTTAACTTTGAATCTGCTTACACAGCACCATAATCTAGGAGGTAATAAATAATGAGAGCCGCAACAAGAGAAAAGAATAGTGGTAAAGGTGGGTTTCTACAGAATATAGAGCCAATCACCGTAGCTCGCACACTAACAGAAGCTGATAGTGGTAAAATCTTCATGCTAAGTTCAGCAGGTGGAGCTTATTCTATCACACTTCCAACTGCTGCAACTGGAGTAGAAGGGCTTCACTACAAACTTATTGTAGAAGAAGAAACTCCAACTGGAGCAATCACCATAGCTGCTGGTAGCGCTATCGTGAGTTTAGTGATGAAAGATGCTGGTGGTAATGCTTCTAACTCAACAGCTGGCACACAGGTGTCAAATATTATTATTGGTACATCCGCTCAAAAAGGCGATTATATCAATATAATGTTTTATGGTGGTGAGTATGTAGCAGAGGCTATGTCTTCAATTGATGACGCACTAACTACTTCATAACCCTAAACAATACGGGTAACAGAATTGGATTCTGTGGGGGTTACTGAAAAAGAGTAGCCCCCGAATATCCTAAAAATTTAAATAGGAGTTATTATGGCTGTATATGGTAATTTAAAAGTAAAAGTATTTATTCACCCTGGAAACCCTGGGGATGAAACAGGAGCAGTAGGAACAATGGCTAGAGACATTAAAGATTATGTCGCTACGTTAGACTCCACAAACAATGAAGTGTTGTCTATTACACACACCCAATTAAATGGGGATAGGATTATGACATTAGTTGTTGGAGGAACTTAATGGACTGTCAGCACTGTAAAGCTGAAAACAAAGGTGGATGGTTCTACTGTAGGGAGTGTGGTCAAAGAGCGCATCCTCCTAAGTATAGCACTGCTACTATTATTAGAGATGCTCGCTTTGCAACTGCAATTCGTAAAGACCTTATTAACTTCAAAACCATGTCAATGGCAGAGGATATAGAGTCAAAAGGAGGTGAAGTAAGTGGCAACATTTAGCGCACAAGTTGTTGACCTAATTGGAACTTTTAGCGACGAAACAGCGCTAGATACCTTCATAACGGAAGGCGCTAATCAGGTTATAGATGCTATGCCTCGAACTTTACTTGAAAGGATAGCAGAGGAAACAGCTGTTACTGACGGAACCACAACTTCTGAAGGTCATAAAATACTGTATGTACTTAGAAGCGATGGGACAATAGACCAGCCTTGCCGGCAAATACCTGCATACAAAAGAGGCAGAGTGCAAGACTCGTCCGATATGGAGTTTGCTACTAACTCAGACCCTGTGTATTACATACAAGATGGTAAGGTTAATATATTTCCAGATGGTAGCGGATTAATGGTTTCTGTTCCTACTTACAACCAAGGCTCACCATTAGATGCGAGCGCTATATCTACTATAACTAATTTTCCTGATGAGCACGAATATTTAGTAACAACTTACGCAGCTATAAAAGCTTTACAGCAAAATATGAGTGGATTGTTAGAATCTGATTTAAGTGTATCGGCTTCAGCACCAAGCGTTCCTAGTATAGGAACTGTAAGTTATTCAGCGGCAACAAACGCAGATGCTTCCAGTACAGCTGTAGGTGCAATAACAGTAGCTACGGTTTCTAAGGCAGATATTAGTGGGGACGTTCCAGCTTATACTAAACCATCTACAAGTGTAGACTTTGGAACTTTATCTGGTAGCGATTCTTCAGCAGGAACGGAAGCTAGTTTAGGATTTGATGACTTCATTGCTAGTGAAGACCCTGAAATGGCAGCAATAAGTTTACAAAAACAACAAGAGCTATTAAGAGCACATCAGATTGACATACAAAACGAATTAAACGAATTTAATAAAGAAAACACTAGATATCAAGCAAATGTTCAATCTGAGTTAGCAAAGCACAACAGCGATTTACAAAAAGCATTAAGACAGGCTCAAATAGACGCATCAGACGCACAACAAGAAGCAGCTCAAGCTACAGACGTTAGTAAATTCAATAAGTCACAAGACCAAGTGTTGGCATTGCAAAACGCAGCACAAACAATGCAAGCTACAATGCAGAACAATGACGACGTTATACAAAAGTTTTTAGCTGAAATGAA